ATTGACTGCTCGTATTGAAGAGTTGGAAACTCCATCTAAAATCAAAGAAGGTTCAGTGTGGGTATTGGTTGAAGCAATTCAATCATATCGTATGCGTTACATGGTCGAAGCACCAGCAACTAATCCAGAGTATGCCATGGATGATGTTACCTGTGAAGATGCTAAAGAGTTTTCTCAATTGGCATTATCAGAAGTGATTACATCGCATCGTGTTGTTTCTGAAGAAGAAGCATTGATTCTTTGTGACATTGATAATGATTACACTAATGGTTGGACTAAAGAGCAAAAGATTAATGCATTCTTCACTAAAGAAGGTGAAGGTCGGGGATTCTAATGTTTATGTTTGATGTAGAAACGCTGGGAGTAGAATCAACTTGTGTGATTCTCTCTGCAGCTATGGTTCATTTTGATCCAGAAAAGCGACCAACATATCAAGACTTGTTGGACAATTCATGTTTCGTAAAGTTTGATGTGAAGGAACAACTACAACTTGGAAGAACATCATCCAAGGGCACACTTGATTGGTGGAAAGGTCAACACGAATATGTTCGTAAGGTTTCTTTGGATCCATCTCGTGAAGATATGACTGTCGAAAATGGCTTAAATGCATTCTATAACTACATGAGTAAGTTTGCAAATGCTGATAAACAAACAATGTGGGCACGAGGTTCACTTGATCAGATGGCGATTGATTCATTGGCAGTTAGAGTTGGCATGCAAGAAATTACAGGGTATAATGTATGGAGAGATGTCAGAACTGCAGTTGATATTCTCTACGGCACTACAAATGGATATGTAGATGTAGATCATCCTTTGTTTAAGCGACATGAAGTCATCAAACATCATCCTGTTCACGACTGTGCACTTGATGCAATGCAACTAATGTATGGAAAAATAACTTAATGGAATTTTACACAAGCGTCCATCCACTGGGCGATAAGATACTCGTTAGAGGGTACGATAAAGGAAGAGCATATCAGCGTAAGGTAGATTTCTACCCTACGCTTTTTGTCACTTCTAAGAAGCAATCTAAGTGGAAGACTTTGGATGATACATATGTTGATGAAGTAAAACCTGGAACGATTAAAGATACAAGAGAGTTTGTCAAACGCTACGAAGATGTAGAAGGTTTTGCTGTGTATGGTAATACCAATTACGCATATCAATATATCAGCGACACTTATCAAGACGATGTCAATTGGGACATGGAACAAATCAAAGTATTCACCATTGACATTGAGACTGCCACTGAGAATGGATTCCCAGATATCCGTAGTGCCAATGAAGAGATTCTTCTAATCACAATTAAGAATCTACAAACGAAAAACATTATCACCTTTGGCACTAAGCCATATGAAAACAAACGAGAAGATTGTCAGTATGTTTATTGTCGTGATGAACAACAACTACTAAAAGAGTTTATCATTTGGTGGCAACAGAACTATCCAGATTGTATCACTGGTTGGAATACAGACTTCTTTGATGTGCCATATCTTATCAAACGATTGGACAGAGAACTTGGTGATTCATTCTCCAAGAAAGTTAGTCCATGGGGTTACATCAATGAACGCAAGACATTCATTAAAGGCAACGAAGAACTTCACTATGACATTCTAGGTATTTCTCAACTAGACTATCTCGAACTTTATAAAAAATATACATATACAAAGCAGGAGTCTTATCGTCTGGATTATATCGCACAAGAAGAACTTGGTGATAAGAAGAAAGAGAATCCAGGAACAGACTTTAAAGATTTCTATACAAACTATTGGGATAAGTTTGTTGAATATAACATTCACGATGTGGAGTTAGTTGATCAACTCGAAGACAAGATGCGTTTGATTGAACTGCATCTGACTATGGCATACAATGCTAAGATTAATCCTGAAGATGTTTACTCACAAGTTCGTATGTGGGATACTATCATCTACAATCACCTGCGTAAGAAAGGTATTGTTATTCCAGCAAAGACTTCTTCAGGTAAAGATGCACAGTTCGAAGGTGCTTTCGTTAAAGATCCAATTATCGGTATGCATAAATGGGTAGCATCCTTTGACTTAAACAGTTTGTATCCGCACTTGATTATGCAATACAACATTAGTCCTGAGACCCTGACAAGTGAGAAACTCTCTGTCACAGTTGATAAATTGCTTAATCAAGAAGTGGATACATCTTATATTAAACGAAGAGATCTAACTCTGACTGCAAATGGATGGACATATCGTAAAGACATCAAAGGTTTTATGCCTGAGTTGATGGAGCATATGTATGTTAATCGCTCCAAGTTTAAAAAACAGATGTTGAAAGTTGAACAAGAATACCAAAACGATAAGACAAAGGTTCATCTATTAAAAGATATTTCTCGCCTAAACAATCTGCAGATGGCGATGAAGATTGCTTTGAACTCTGCTTATGGTGCGATGGGTAATCAATACTTCCGTTACTTTGATATTCGTATGGCTGAAGGTATTACCACTTCTGGTCAGTTATCCATTCGTTGGATGGCAAACAAACTCAATGCATTCCTCAACAAAACTCTCAAGACAGAGGGTAAAGATTTCGTCATTGCCATTGATACAGATTCGATCTATCTAACATTGGAAGATTTGATTGAGAAGGTTTGTGAAGGTAAAACTACTGAACAGAAAATCAAAACAATGGACAAGATCTGTGAAGAAGTTTTTCAACCATTTATTGATCAAGGATATGATGAACTTGCTGACTATATGAATGCGTATGGTCAGAAGATGCAAATGAAACGAGAAGTACTGGCTGACAAAGCAATCTGGACTGCCAAGAAACGATATGTTATTAATGTTCATAATTCGGAAGGAGTGCAATTTGCGAAACCTAAAATCAAAGTTATGGGTTTGGAGATGGTCAAGTCGTCTACACCTGCGGTTATTCGTGACAAACTTAGGGATTCGTTACAAGTTATTCTTGCTGGCGATCAAAAAGACCTACATACATATGTAACAGCATTTAAGAAAGAGTTCGATAAACTTCCAGTGCATGAAGTAGCATTTCCTCGTGGTGTGAATGGTATGAAACAGTATGCTGGTTCTCCGATTTATACAAAGGGAACACCAATTCATGTTCGTGGTGCGTTGCTCTACAATCATCACTGTAAGCGTATGGGACTAGATAAAAAGTATCAACCAATTCGTGATGGTGATAAGATTAAGTTTGTTTATGTTCGTACACCAAACCCTCTGCAAGAAGATGTGATTGCTTTTAGTCAGCATCTTCCAAAAGAGTTTGGACTGGAAGCATACATAGATTATGATAAACAATTTGAAAAAGTATTTCTTGATGCTCTACAGATTGTTATTCAACCACTAGGTTGGAAGACTCAAGAAGAAAGTTCATTGGAGGATTTCTTTGGCTAATATCAGAGTAATTAAAAAAGGAATAAATGTATCCAAGATACTGAAACAATTACATCAGTATCCAGAGGATTGGGGTGCTCAGAAAAACATTGATGGTGTAGGAGATCTTGTAGACGATTGCGGATTCCCTGCAGTTGAAGCAGGTGTTCTACAGTTAGTCATGGGAGTTGTCTCATCTAAAGATCAGTATGTGGGTGATAGTGAGATGTCTGCATCAACACCTGCATATAGTCATCATACAGAAATTATTTCATTCTTAAAGAGACACTTCAAGAAATTTGATAGGTGTGGATTCTTATCATTACCTATTGCTGGTGTCGTTGGTCAACATGTTGATATTGGATCTTACTATCAAACACGAGATAGATATCATCTTGCAATTCAAGGTGCATATGATTATACAGTTGGAGGAGAGACTGTAAGAGTAGAAGAAGGTGACTTGATTTGGTTTGATAATAAACAATCACATGGAACAAAGAATGTTGGAGATGCTGTAAGAATTACATTTGTGTTTGATGTTCCGCATGCCAAGAACAATCCATAATTGTCTTGCAACAAAAGTTACTGTATAATAGGAGATATAAATGAAAGTTTTAAAATTTTATGCCGACTGGTGTGGTCCATGCAAAGCATTGACAAGAATTATTGAAATCGCTGGAGAGAAAGTTACAATCCCAGTTGAAAATGTAAACATTGATGAGAACATTTTTCTTGCACAAGAGTTTAAAGTTCGTTCAGTTCCGACTATGATATTGGTTGATGATACTGAAAATGAAATTAAACGACATGTCGGTTTAGTGAATGAAGAGAAATTATTAGAATTCCTGAAAGGTTAATATGAGCATACTAGACAAAATTAAAAAGAATACAACAATCAAAGATTCAGCAATTCTTGCTCAATCAAAATTCTTCGCTAAGAAGGACATGATTCCAACCTCAGTACCAATTATCAATGTGGCTTTATCTGGTCGTCTTGATGGTGGATTAGTTCCAGGATTGACGATGTGGGCTGGTCCAAGCAAGCACTTTAAAACTGCTTTCTCTTTGCTTATGGCAAAATCTTATTTGGACAAGTATGAAGATGCAGCGTTATTGTTTTATGATTCTGAATTTGGTACTCCGCAGTCTTACTTTGATACCTTTGGTATTGATACTAAGCGAGTGCTTCACACTCCTGTTACAGATGTTGAACAACTCAAGTTTGATATCATGCAGCAACTGTCAACCATCGAGCGTGGAGACCACCTCATTATCGTCATTGATTCGATAGGAAATCTCGCTTCCAAGAAAGAAGTAGAGGATGCATTGGATCAGAAAGCAGTTGCTGATATGAGTCGTGCAAAGCAGATGAAGAGTTTGTTCCGTATGGTTACACCTCATTTGTCCATGAAAGATATTCCACTTGTTGTAGTGAATCATACATATAAAGAGATTGGTCTTTATCCTAAAGACATCGTTGGTGGTGGTACTGGTTCTTACTACTCAGCGGACAACATCTTTATTCTTGGTCGTCAGCAAGAGAAAGATGGAACTGAATTAACAGGTTACAATTTTATTATTAATGTTGAGAAGAGTCGTTATGTTAAAGAAAAATCTAAGATACCTGTTAGCGTATCTTTTGATGGTGGTCTTAGTAAGTGGAGCGGTTTGCTTGATATTGCTCTTGAGTCCAAACATGTGGTCAAACCATCCAATGGTTGGTATTCCAAATGTGATCCAGTTACAGGAGAAGTAGAAGAAAAGAAATATCGTTTGAAAGATACTGACACTAAAGAGTTCTGGTTACCACTTCTTACAGATAAAACATTTTATGACTATGTCAAGAACAAATATTCAATGGGTCAGGGTGATATGATTAGGGCAGATGACTTGGATAAGGCACTTGAGGAATTGGAATTCGATGAAGAGTAATTTACCCATAATTGTTACAGAAAACAAACACAATGGACTTCAAGCAATTAAATTGACAGAAGGTGCATTTGAGGGTATAATTTATACCTATGGAAAAGTTAATATTGATGCAGATGAAGAGAATGATAAGATTAATCTGAAATTTGAATATGAAATTCTTGATTATGCGGATAAAGGGTTGACAGACATGAAACCTTTTGAAGCATACATAGGTAAGATACTTGAAGGATTAATCCATGAGGGTGTCGAAGAAAATAATTTAACATACACAGGCGGAGTTGATGAGAATAGAACAGAAGATTCTAAGCAATCTGATACATGATGAGCATTATTGTCGTAAGGTAATTCCGTTTCTAAAGAAAGAGTATTTCACAGATCGTAAAGAAGCAATCCTTACAAGTGAGATTGTTTCCTTCTTCACAAAATACAACAAACCTGCAACAAAAGAAATTCTATCTATTGAAGTTGGA